AAAGTTTATCTTACCTTTTCTATATGCTTTAACACCTTCTTTTCTTTCTTGAGGTGAGAGATTATCTCCCTTGATTCTTCCTTCATTTAAAAGTTCATCATAATATTTGTCATACTTATCCTCACCAAAAAATTTAGAACTGCTTAATGCTCTTGGTGAATATACATCACCACCTGCTTTCGCAGGTGGTCTCATTGGTCCTTGTTCAATGGGAGATGCATTTGGTGTATATTTTTTCTTTTCCCTATCATTAAGTTCCACGAACATAATGCCCGCCATTCCTCTGGCAATATCAAAAAATTCACCTCTCTTATTTGCTATTTCTTCATCAACCTTTTCTCTTTCTTTTGGAGGAAGAGAATAGTAGTATTCAGATAATTTTTTTATTTGAGCATCAGAAAGTTTAGACACAACATCTTTGCCGAGTCTACTCTCAAATAATGCCCTTAGAATTTCTGAATTAGACTCCATTAGATTGTTGCTGTTTTAACTTTTCTTCCTCAAGATGTTGTTGTAAGAGAGCAACATAAATGTCTCTCTCCCACGGCATCATATTTTCAATCTCAGTTAATGAATATTTATGGTACTGCATCAAGGCAAAGTTAAGTCGGTAGTAGCTCTCTAGGTTCATGTGAACCAGAGCTATGCGAAAAAACTTGCAAGACCCTCAAGTACAATTTCATTTTCTTTCTTTGTATTTGGATTCTTAACCTTAATTGTATGCGACAACTTAGGCATAGTTTCAAAGAAAGATTCAATCTCTTTAAACTGAGATGAATTCATTTGTTCTAAGAACTCAGTCATCTCTTTCTTGGTACAGTCTGCTGCTGCCCAAACTTCATCCTCAGAATAAATCTTATCAACACAAGAAGCAATCAATTCAAATGATTGATCCATTGCATTCTTATCATTCAAATCAAAATTATTTTTAACAAACTGTTCAAGTGATGGATACTTCATCTCCATCATAATAGAATCATCAAGTTTAATTTGTTTCTTGTGATCATCATTCTTTTTGACTTTGATTTCATCAAGGTCAATCTTTACTTCAACTTCAGTCTCTCCATCATCAGGACAAATAATATTAACATCCAAAACTTCACCAACAGACTTACCACGAATGTTGAGGAAGAGATATTCAATGTCAAACGTGGGAAGAGTTTCTACTTTAACACCTTTGGTTAAAATACAATTCTTAATTACGTTTTTGATTGCTGTAGTAATCTGTTTAGTATCTTCACTTTCTAATGCAAGAACAAGAAGTTTTTCTTCTTTAACTAAGAAAGGTCTGAATTTGATTGTCTCCTCAGTAGAAGGTAATTCCAACTCATATGTCGGTGTGGCAATCTTTGGTAAAGGCATAATGTCCTATAGAAGTTTCAGTATGGTTATTTATTGTGCAATTCAGGAGAATAAACTACGGAGAGTATTGGTGCCATTATTAAATGCCCGAACACCTTGTCTAATTGGATCAAAAGAAAATGAGTTTGAGTTTGGATTAGAAAGAACACTTTCTTTATTTTGCCCAAATGCATCTGCTAATCCACTTGGACCACTTTGAACATACCTAATATATGACATAGAGACACTGCACTTCAGTAGATTGTTTCCATCATAACTGACAGGCATAGAAGAAATACTCAATGGGAATGATCTGAAAAATTCATAAGTTAGAACAGAAGTATAATCTCTTTCAAACTTGTAAATTTTTAATCCCTGGTCAGCAATGTAATCATTTGGATATTTCGTTCTATATACAGTCGTGCTGCTGGATACTTTCTGAGGATCTTCGTTGACAATAGATCTCATCCAAGTTTCAAAAAATCTGATGGGAAGATAATTTTCCGCATCAACATAGAAAGTAAAATCTATTCTATCATCAAACTGCCTTCTATATGCATGTTTCTCAGTAACACCTGTAGTGTCATTTGTTATATCAAGAGTTGCTAATTGGGATCCAGGCAGACTGGTTTCACTGCACATCAGATTCATAGTTCCCTGGTCTGCACCAAGAACTCCCTGCAATTCGGATCGTAGATTTCCAGTTGGTAATGGAATCTCTACAGCAAAATAAGATGTTAAAGATGGTCTTATAATACTGCTTTTGATATCATCAAACGTTTTTCTTTTTACTGACTCTCTTTCGGTTGCCATCTATAAATAGTTTTTGACCTTATATATTATGTATGGCCGAAAGTATTAAAAGTAGATACAAACCATCTTTTCCCAGAAAGTATAAGGGTAATCCAAATAATATTATTTGTCGTAGTAGTTGGGAAAGAAAGTTCTGTAGATATTGTGACCTGAACGAAAATGTTCTTGAGTGGGGTAGTGAGGAATTCTTTATACCTTATGTCTCACCAGTAGATAATAGAGTTCATAGATACTTCCCAGACTTTATTATGAAGGTAAGAGAAACAAATGGTGCTACTAAGACATATGTGGTTGAAGTGAAACCAAAGAGACAAACTCAACCACCAAAAAAGAAATCAAGAGTTACTAAATCATATCTGTATGAGTGTAAGACTTATGCAGTCAATCAAGCAAAGTGGAAAGCAGCAGTTGAATTTTGTGAAGATAGAAGAATTGAATTCAAAGTAATCACAGAAGACGAACTGGGTATCAAATGAATCGCATCGAACCAATAAGGCAAGACATTCAGTCGGAAACAGATGTTGAAGATAGAATGGAACTTATAATGTATGCACTGAATGATACTGTAACACCAATACCAGAAGCAGGAAACTTTTGCACCTTCAAATACTTTGCGAAGACACCTGACATCGAGTATGACCAGCACCCACTAGTCGCAGTAACTGAAATATTTCAATGGGGATTCCGTGGAATCAACTTTCATCATGGAGACTATAGAAATTATACTTGGGAAGAACTAGGAACTCAAGTTTACATCGTAGAAAAAGATGAGCTTGATGATTTGATATCTCTATCATATGGAAAACTAGTGCTAAATAAATAAAAACACTGCGTAATGGCATCGGCAACCAGCAATATAAGCAAGGTAACTACTTACACAGGAAACGCTCAACAGCGTCGTAAAGGAACAGGACCGCGTGAAACAAATTATTATAACTCGCAGGTTACTACTCTTGCGGACGGTAGTGTTAAAAGAGAAACTTATAGAGTTGATGCAAAGGGAAATAATGCTGTAAAAATTTCAGAATCTACTTCCGATAAAAATGGTAAAATTGTTAGTGAAAAAACACTATCGACAGCAACGGCAGCAGAAAGAAAAGCATTACAAGATCCAAAATCTAGATTAAAAAATTCAATAAAACAGCAAAGTAAGCAAGCTGGCAAAGAAGCAAAAGCAAATTCAATAGATCCTGGTGGAGATAAATCAATAGATAAAGCAGGTGGTGGTTCTGGAAATACTGCAGACACTCCACCAGAATCTGGAGACACTTCACAACCAAGTTCTGTTCCACCAAAAGAACCAAAAAACAGAAGTAAATTTGGAAACTTTAGATATCCATTAACCACAGATGAAACTGCTGATGTAATAAAGTTTGACATGATGAAGTATGAACCTAAAAGGTTTACAAGTGGTCTTTCTTTTAGTGATAGATCTTCAGATAGAGATATTATAGGAACTGTTGTACTTCCAATTCCTGCAGGTATTCAAGATCAAAATTCATGTAGTTGGGGTCCAGGCAATATGAATGCTGTCCAAATGGCATCATCAGATTTTGCAAAAGCTTTTATTAGTGAGGGTACTGAAGGTGCAAAAGGATCAATTAGTAGGATTTCAAGTGGAATAAGCAAAGGACGTGAAGATGTTCAGAAAGCAATTACAGATTTATTTGCAGCATCTGCATCTGGTGTAAATCCAAATGAGTTGTTATCAAGAACTGAAGGAGTTATTCTTAACCCCAACCTTGAGTTGTTGTTTAATGCACCTTCACTGAGACCATTCTCTTTTACATTCAAGATGTCTCCAAGAAGTGCAGATGAAGCAAAGCAGATTGTTCAGATTATAAGATTCTTCAAACAAGGAATGGCACCTATTAGAGAAGGTACAAGACTATTCCTCAAGACTCCGAATACATTTAGAATTCAATATCAACAATTAGCATCTAACTCCGAATCTCCTTTCTTAAATAAATTCAAAGAGTGTGCTCTTACATCATGCAGTGTTCAGTATACTCCAGAAGGATCATATGCTCCTTTTGAAGATGGTGCAATGAGTTCTTATTCTATGACACTTGCATTCCAAGAACTTGAGCCAGTATACAGTGATGATTATGAAGAGTCTGATAGTTCATCATCCGAGAGTGAAGTTCCTGCCGAAATAGGTTTCTAAAATGTCAAATTACTTTAACAAAATTCCAGACTTTGAATATGTCAGCAGACTTCCCGATGCTAATATATCAGATTATATTACTGTAAAAAATCTTTTTAAGAAAGTATTACTTAGAGAAGACATCTACCAAGACTTGGCATTCTTTACTAAGTATCAAATCAAAGGTAATGATAGACCAGACAATGTAGCATTTGATGTCTACGGTAGAATGGATCTTGACTGGGTTGTTTTAACTAGTAATAACATCATAAACATTCAATCTGAGTGGCCATTAAATCAAATAGAATTTGATGAGTATCTCCTTGAAAAGTATGGAACTTATGAGAAGTTAAATGAGATTCATCATTATGAAACAACGGAAATAAAGAATAATGAAAATGTAACTATTGTTCCTGCTGGATTAGTAGTGACATCTGATTATTCTATTACTTATTATAATGGTGATACTGGCCGAATGACAACTGAAAGACCAGTTGTTTCTATAACAAACTATCAGCATGAAGAAAAATTAAACAATGATAAGAGAAATATATTCCTTCTTAAGCAAAGATATTTAAATGTTATAATTGATGACTTTGAAGATTCAATGAAATACAAAAAAGGTTCCAGTCAATACATGACTGAAACCCTGAAACGTGCTGATAATATTAGACTGTTCTCTTAATCAACTCTCTGCCAGTTTCTGGAAGTAAGACAGTGCATCATCTTCATCCTCAGAAGAGTTAGATGGAGTGATGTCTTGTGAGTTGAAGTCTCGTCCTTCACTCAAAGAATTGAGTTCGTTCTTCAGATCCTGTGGGATAGGATTTGATTCACGGGAGGAGAAGTTAGGAGCAAAAGATCCACGATCATTGTCCTCATCAGCAGTCTCCTCATCGTAACGAGGTGCAGACTTCTGACCCAGAACCATCTTCAGACGAGTCTCCAGTTGCTCATAGGACTTGAACTGATCAGCAGCAGTCAGAGCAGTCAGTGAATACTGCTTGTTCCACAGTGCTTCCAGTGCATCATCATCATCTAGTAGAGCACCAGGACGATCAAACTCAGAAGAGTCATAGTTCCAGTAACCTGCAACCTTCTTCAGTTTCAGTTTGAAGTTAGCACCAGCCCAGAAATCAAAGGGGTTGATTGCTTCTTCATCTTCAAACTCAGGTTGCATTGCTTCCATGATCTTGTCAAAGATCTTCTTACCAAACTTATAGAGGAAGACTTTACCTTCGTTCTGAGGGTTTGCTTTGTCTTGCACAACATAGATGTTGGCATAGTAAGACAGTTTGCGTTTCTGCTTACGAACGGTGTCCTTGTCAGAATCAAGTCCACTGTTCCACAGTTCACGGTTGTGCTCAGACACAGGATCCTTCTGACCCAGAGTGGTCAGAGAGTTCTCGATGTACCAACCACCAGGACCTTGGAAGGCATGGGAGTACATCTTTGCCCAAGGGAGTTCTTCTCCATCAGGGGCAGGCAGGAAACGGATGACTGCATAACCGTTGCCAGTCTTATCCATTTCAGGTTTCCAGAGACGGTCATCACCACCACCACCAGTGTTATTCATCTTTTCGACTTCCTTGACCAGTTTCTGAGTCAGGGAACCAAGATTGGATTGCTTTTTAAGATTAGAAAAAGACATAGGATTAGTTAGATTTGTTGGATTTGGCTTGTGTGGACCACGTTATTCTACAGGTCAGAACCAGACTTGTCAATCTGATCCTTCATCACTTCAAGCATTTTGGACATGTTATTGAATACCATATTCATATCAGTCCCCTTAGGGAGACCCATCATCACTGCAGATTCAAGGATGCGTTCTTTCATTTCTTGTGCTTCAGCATCATCAGACAGACTCAACCGAGTATAGAGAATCTTCTGTTTATCCAGAAGTCTCTCTAGCATACCAACATGAAAAAGTTTCTCTTCCTTATCCATTGATGCAAAGTTGAAGACGTTCTTATAAACATCTTCTTGTAATTCACCAATTTCAACCATTTCAGCACGAACGACTTCGGAATCGAAAAAACTCATTTGCTTAACACAACCTTTTTTAGAACTTGTTTGTAACGTGATACTTCAATATTTAGAAAGGGAGAATATTTTTTCATTCTCAAACTTACGGTTTCCCACACAGGGTCTTGTAGTTTTTTATCCCAATCTTTTCTGAACCCTAGAATCATATCCAAAATTACTAAGGTTTCAATAGAAATATTATCTCTTAGATACTCTTTCAAAATTTGTGGATGTCTAGAACCATCCATTGCAAACATAGAATCAAAGTTATTATCAGAAAAAACTTTGTCTACTTCTTCCTTGAAAAGATACGACATTGATTGAGTTCTCTTTTTCCAAGAAGTGTATCTACCTTCACCCTCGCGTATCATTTCTCCTATCCAAAGCTTACTTGGATCAGTGCAGGTGATAAAGTTAGATACAAAGAACTCAACTACCTCTTTGTCATCTTTGTTTCTAGCAAGTTTTTCAAACCAGAACCTATCTTTTCTTTTATAGAAAGACTGGACAGTCGCACGACTTTTACCACAATACTTGTGGTAGTCATACTTCTCTTTGGTAAAGTGATTCTTCAAAGAGAGGTATTGTCTGTAAGCATCAAAAGGCATCATCAAAAATAATAAATCGTTTAGAGAGGCAACTTTGCTCTTGAACTCCTCTTCAAAAAGTTTAGTTCCATTGCCTCATATTTGATCTTCTCTTTCAGAGGTTTGGAAATTAGTTTAGGAACTGACTCCAAGTCAATACTATTTTTCTCACAGAAGTGAACAACAGCATCGATGTAACTCATTCCCTGATTATCGAGCACCAAGGATTCTATCTCCTGTGCGAATCGTGCAGAACAGAAGAATTTACTTTCTATTGCTTTTTCCAGTTCATTCCCCATGCTCTGACCTAGTATTGTGAGATACAAATTCTTTAATATAACGAACTAATAATTTAATATAATCCCCTTTGTTCCTTTTGTCAAATACTTTCACATCACCACCAGGAGTGACCATAATAGTAATCAACTTCGTTACGGGGATACCAGTCATTTCATAATAAGCAGAAGCATAGAACATTTCTTGAACGAAATAGTTCTCTAACCACTTTTCTGGTTTGATCTTTTCGGATGTTTTAAAGTCAATGACTGCAAGTTCTCCTTCGTACTCTGCGATGCAGTCAACTCTACCTGCTAATCCAAGGTACTCTGAATAGAGAGTTCTTTCGATAGCATGTACATTATTTATCTTATCAAGATATGGCTTAGCATGATGGAACATAAACTTGGTGAGTGGTTTAAACTCATCCCAGTTAATCTCCTTGTTCAGCATGTAGAGTTCTGTTGCTGCGTGGAAATCTGTTCCTCTACTAGTTGCTTTTTTTGTAATTCTATTTGCTTCTTCTACACCAACTCTCTTCCTCCAATCGGCAAAGATTTGTCTGTTGTAAAAAGAAGTGACAGAAGTAATAGAAGGCACCCAGTCTCCACTTGGAAGATTGTAGAGACGGATGCCATTCTTTTCTTTTTTAGTTAGTTCAACATCACCGAGATAATTACAATGCTCAAAAATCATAAATTCATTTCCATCTTAGCTAGCAGATATTCTTTGACCAGTCCAGAACGAACAATATCTTCAACTCCAAATTCAACAATATCAACCGATGGCATGATACGAAGAATTTTCATAAAGTCTGCAATACCATTTCTCTCTCTGTCCTTAAGAAGGTCGGACTGAGTTGCATCACCGCAGAACATGATCTTAGAGTCTTGACCAATCCTTGTGATAATACTATCGAGTTCATGATAGTTCAGGTTTTGGAATTCGTCAACGATAATGATTGCATTATCAAGTGTGGTGCCACGAATGAAAGACGTAGACCAGAATGAAATTGTTCCTTGCGCTTTCAGATTGCCATATAGCATCTCAAAGTCCGACTCAGTTGGAAGTTCAAACATATACTTTACCATATTCTTATATGGAATTTGGTAAAGTGAAGACTTATCTTCATGGTCACCAGGAAGAAAACCAATCTCTCTGGTTGCTACAAGAGACCTGACAAGGTAGATCTTTTCATAGGGAGTCTTCTCATCCAATACATCTTTGAGAGCATTGTAGAGGGTAATAAAAGTCTTACCTGTACCTGCACAACCATATGCTACAAGGTTTTGATTGTTCTTGTAGCAACGAAAGAGTTCCTCTTGGTTTTCTGTAAGAGGTTCAATCTTTCGCATTAAATCTGCGTTAATTGGTTTCTTTCTTTTCATATGCTTGTTACTCATCCCAAATGGGACAATTGGTGTTTGAGTCTTTCTTTTTGCTGGCATAAGTTAGATTAAGAGTTAGAAGGAGTAGTCGCGGTTTTTCTGAACCGTGGCACCCGGTTGTTTGGATGCACGGTCCAGAACTTCATTCCAACCACTAGACTTTGCTTCTCCTGTCCACTTGAACTCTGTATCTACTCCGGCACATCCTTGTGACCAGTCCTTATCCCACTCTGGGTTTTCTTCTTTCCATGCAGCATACTGCTTCATGGTCATATTAAGAGTCTTTGTTTCTTTCGTCTCTTTATTAATAACAGGGTACGTTGGCATAAACGTTCAATCCTTTTCTAGTATTTATTAAATCCATTCCATTGCTTCCGCAACAGCAGGGAACTGTTCGATAAAGATCTGTTTTGCACCTAGTGCAATATCCATATGTTCTTTCTGAGTTCCATTAGCAGAACGCAAATCGATATAATGGATCCATGAGCGCACTGAACCGGTCATGTAGATTCTTGTTGGTGTTGCCAAAGGAAGCACAAAGCGAGCACACTCCTTTGCGATTTCAGCATCAAGCATCTCTTTATAGAGTTTCATTCCTTCTTCAAAGTGCCGTTGCATTTTGATTTGGAACTCCTGACGGACAAACGGGTCAATATCATCAATAGAATTCTGACGATTCTTGGTGTCTTGACGGCGTAGTTCAGGTAGAGGGATCGTCTCCGCGAGTAGGGAAGAATCAGCATACCGTTGTGAAAATTCTTGATATGTGAACGAACGGTGGCGCAGCACTTGAGCTGCCACCCCCCTGGTAGTGTTGATTTCCAGGGTCATGAATGCCTGCTCAAAGATACTCCAGTGCTGATGCTTCACACAATACTTGAGCAGACCAGAGAACTTCTCATTCTCCTGGTTATTTGGATTGGAAACACGGGCACAATAAGCCATATGTTTCTCAGCATCAGGTGTTACACTGATAAGTTTAGTCAGGGTATCCGTCATCGTCATAAAATACTTCGTCGTAACTGTCGGCAGGAAGTTGGATATCTTGGTATCCATCATCTGGTTTATAAGCATCCACGTCAGAGTATACCTCTGACTTTAGACATTCTACCAGAGATTCTAGATTTTTTACAATCAGTTTAAGTCTCTCTTTATCCATAAAAAAATGGGAGGTCACCCTCCCATTCTAACACTTATTCAGTTTTGATGCAACTCACGTTCTATGCAGAAGAACTAACTCTCCATAGATGAAACCAAGAAACGCTACAGACGAAAGGGATACGATCCCAGTTACTTGCAGTGCTTCCATAATTTCACTTAACGTAAGTGCGACCACGATAGCAGTAGGTGCCGTGAGTTTCCTCACTTGCCTGATGCACTTGACAATCAACTCCACGATACTTAGTAACGAGGATTTGTGCGTCATGCAGTGCTGCTGCTTTCTCGATTTGGTTTTTGATCAGTGTTAAGGTGTTCATTGGTTTACTCCTAAAGTAATTGGATTTTTAGGCCCGTTCCTTTAGTCGTTTGCGTCCCAGTTACATTCAGGTGTTGCTTCTTGAATTACTTCAATAAGTTCTACCTTTACTCGATTGTCCATATTCTGATGAGCATCGAGACGACTGATTATTTCAGAAGCATCAGTGCAGTGAATACCAGAATAAAGTAACAATTCAAATAACATGGGATGAACGCTCCGTTCCGCGACTTACTTGCGTCCCCTAAGGGATGAACGATAGATCTATAATAGATCATATATTGTATATAGTCAAGTAGTTTTGTAACTTGCGATACAGTTTACACAAACATACCTTTGTCACTCATGTACTGGAGAGTTTCTTTCATACTACCAATATGCTTGAACCCAATATTAACTTGAGGGTACTCAGCATCTTTACCAAACTCTGCTTCAAATCCTTTTTGAGTAAAGTGATGATTTAATTTATATTCCAAAAACTCACCACCCAATGACTTTAAGAGTTGAGCCATACGCTCACACTCTTGACTACCGTTGCTATAAATTACTGCTGCCATTAGTCTTTATAGGTAATTGAGATTTTTCTTTTTTCTGTACCTTTATGATCAACTAAAAGAGAATGCTGAACCTCTGCATCCAAAAGTTCAGCAATCTTTTCCACTAAGTTATTTACAATATTCAATTCAGTTACTTTTTTGCCACTCATCAATTTTTTCTTGCGTAGGAACAATGATTCGGAAGGCAAGACCCTCCTCCTCAAACTCTTCATTCATCTTTTCGTATGTTTCTGGTGTGATCTTTTCAGTCACGTTGCCTCCAATCGTCAGGTTTATCTCTCTGAAACCAATCTACAATTTCATCTGCGCCACCAAACCCCGTTCTGTGATTGGATGGGTCGGGGTCTCCTAATCCCATCCTATTCAGAAAATCATCGGTACTACCTTCTTCGATACCTTTAGACTGACGACGTGCTTTGTTTAACCAATCTCTAGCAAGGGTATGTGCTTTGGCAAGTTTTTCTGCCCAGATCATATCCTCTAGGGGAACCTCTTCTTTGTTCGCAATACATCTGCAAATGGACTCAAGTCTGAGTCTGTATTGGGTGGAGAGCATGTTAGTTTAGTTTGAGTTTGTCTTTTAAATCAAGAACCTTGTTAACCTCATTGACCGCAGCAGACATCCTAGCACCTAGAATATCCATGATATCTTCATAGATTACTTCGTTATCTACATAGTCATCGAAGTATGTGTCAATTGCTTCTTTGAGATACCTCTTGCGGTGCCACTCAGGTGAGTATGGTTTATACATGATGTGGGTAATACATGCTAACGATCATAATACTATTTAATCAAGTTGTCAACCTATCCAAGTTTCTTTATTTGTGAGAGATTTGATCTCTCACTTTTTTTAATCTTTTTATACTGTTTGATGATTCTATCAATCTCTCTTTGAGAGACATTAACTTTCAATTCATCATCATCACCAACAAATCCAAGACCTGCTTTTTTGGTTTCTTCCTGAGAATCAACATACTCATTGATGCTTTCTTGGATTTCACCTTTGATCAACTCATTGATTTGATCTCTCAACTCATCTTTGTTCATTTTCTTTTTTTATCTTTCTTTGGTTTGTTACCCCAGAGTTTGGGATTCATTGTTCCAAACCCAAAGTCAATCTTTTGAACTGCTCCAGGACCATACTTATCATAGTACATATCAAAAAGTTGAACAGTTTTCTTGCACCTAGTCAAATCAATATACTGAACACCGTCTTCAATGTAGTAAATCAGTCTTGCATCATTTGGAAGAGACTTATCGTTTGCTGCTTCAAGAGTAGTTTTCTCTTGCAGAATTTGGCAGCAGTAATCAGAAGGGTTGATTTGTACTCTATCTGCTCCAAAATCTGACATGTCGGTTTCTTTTTCTTGTACAGCTGCTGTCATGAACGACCACCCCACTGAATATCAGGATATGCTTTCTTTACATTATCAATTGTTATTTTATATTTAGTTGTAAGTGCTTTATCCTTAACCAGACACATGAGTTCTGCTTCTTTAGGATGCAGTCCACGCAGAAGATTGATAAACATCATCTCTCTACGAACACTAGTCAAAGAATCATTGCCACCCTTTACATAATTGTAGAGACTCTTCCACTCACGACGAAGAGATGTCTTACTTCGCCCATCAAGATCTTGTCCGGTGGCAGATTCCCCACCTGACATTTCCTTTGCAATGTTCTCAGAGAGTGTTCCAGAATATACTGACTGATCACCAATATCACCATAAGGAACTTCACCAGGAGGAAGCATACTAATTATACTATCATCAAAATTGAAGATCAAAATAGCCTTAATAGAATCATCTTCATACTTTTGAAGAACCTCAACTTTCTTTGCAGCAGAACGTTGCTTTGATGCAAGTTCTAATACTTCAAATACGAAAGGGTTATGTGGTAGTTCTGGAATAGGGGCAGGTGCTTTTGCTTTAGGTTTAGTCGTTGTCTTCTTCTTCGTAGTCGTCATAATTGTTTTCAAATCGTACTGCTAAAATTTCATCTGGTAAAAGATTACCGTTTTCGTCAAACATTTCTGGGTGAGTATATACTGGTTGGGTTTGATAAACATGGTCTTTTGCCAACCATCCTACCACACCTCCTACAAAAAACATCATAATGGAAACTAATGTTCCAATCGTGAGGGTTACTGCTAACATCTTCCTACTCCAGACTATTTTTTTCTAATGTCCAAGTAGAAGTTTAAATGAAATACAATCTCTCTTCGGAAGAGAGAGACCATTTTACCAAACTTCACTTGGAAAGTTTTGGGCTTCTCTGGTTTCTTTCTCCTCCTGTTACGCAATAGTAACTCAAACCCACGATTTATGTGGGAATCATCATTATTTAGATTGCTTTTTCCTTCTTCCAGGTTTTCGGTCATCACTATACCTCCACGCATCTTCTAAGATACTATACAAATAGTTTTTGATTTTTCTTGCTTGTGGTTTAGGGATGTGACCATAACCTTCACGCAATTGTTTGTGATCATTGTCTGCACCACCCTTGATATATTCATCAAGGTCCATCGTTATATCACTCAATTCATTTGCAGTTGTACTTTCAATGAAAACATCAATCTCATGTTTTTTGATTTTATTTGATTTCAAATAATCATAGAACTTCAAATTCATTTGTCCCCCAAAGGCATTATCAATTGCATGTTCAATAAGATCATAGATGTCGATGAGGTTTTGTTCCATTAGACCAGTTTTTGTTCCCTTAGATACTTTACAGTTTCCATACATCCCCCAATGAGTTCATCATCTTTGACAACTCTTGGGAAAGTAGAACCTTGCCCAAATTTATCATAGAACTCCTCACGGGTGTAGTCCCTGTTAAGTTTATATATCACATGCTTGATTTCGGCAAGCTCCAATACCTGCTGAACCTTTGTGCAGTAAGGACAACCATCCTTAGAATATACTGTAAACATCATTGTTGAACTGACTTCCAATCGTTATCAAAAATTTCCAAACCTTTATCGGTAAGGATATGGTCATACATTTGGTCAAACACTTTAGGTGGCATAGTAACAACCCGAGCACCATTATACCATGACCTAACAGCACGTTGGACACTACGGATAGATGCAGACAGAACCTGTGTTCTGACTCCATGAATTTGATACAGTCCAGTGATAGACCGTACAACCTCCAAACCTGCCACTGACTGGTCGTCTAACCGTCCTACAAAGGGTGAGACATACTCTGCCCCTGCCTTTGCTGCAAGGATTGCCTGAGCAGCACAGAAGATCAATGTGACGTTGACACGAATGTTCTGATCTGACAGGGATTTACATACTGCAAGACCTTCCCGTGTGCAGGGAACTTTGACCGTACATACATCACCAAACTTTTCGTAAAGACGTTTTGCTTCACGATACATTTCACCTTCATCACCAACAACTTCCATGCTGATGTCCTTCACACCAATGTCTTTAATCTCTTGGTAAACATCATCAGGGTTTTTGCCTGCTTTCATAATAAGAGTGGGATTGGTAGTGACACCATCTACCAATCCCGTTTTAAAGTATTCATTAATAACTTCGGTGTCAGCAGTATCAAGAAAGATTTTCATGTAATTGTGCGTGTATTTCATTCAACATGCACCGTCCCAATCATACCAGCACCCTTATGAGGAGCACACCAATAGGTGTAGTCACCTGCTTCAGTAAAGGTGACATCAAACTCTTCACCAGGAAGCATAGCAAGTGCTTCATGGTCAAGTTCTGGATGATCTTCGACGATAACATTATGTGGTGGGAGCATATTGTTCACAAAATGAACTGACTCACCTGCGGATATTGTAACCTCTGCTGGATCAAAAATCAAGTTTCCATTTGATCCCATCTGCACATCTACAGCCCAAGCAGGTGCAGCAAGAAAAAGTGTAGCTAAAAGTGCGAAGAAAAACTTCATTTAAGTTTACGCAACTGCAGTATATATTACCTCTGTATACCGTGATACCTGGGATTTGTTTTGACTTCCTCACTTACCATTTCACCAAATTCTGTAACACAGTTACACCATTTTTTCCTTGCGTTCTTTGCTTCTTTACTGTGTTTATCCTTGTCCCATATTTCTTTCCATACCAACCAGAGGTCACGACATTCGTCCGACTTACTCTGTAAATGCGGTTCCCGATACATGGGAAACCTGGGGGTTGGTGCCCGTGACTACATTATATTTAGGTAAATATGCATAAAAAAAGACCCCTATTCGGGGTCAGACTTATAAAGATTTTCTAGTGTTTCTCTAGAAAGATCTACATACATTACTTCATCACCTGGTGCAGGTGCTTCTGGATGACGTGGTTTAGGTGGTTCGTCCATCATCTTATTGATGTCACGAATGTTAGACCACATCAGAGCAAAAGCACCTCCTGCAATGAGGGAGAAACAGACCCCCCATATAAAAGCAAGATAATGATTCACAGTGCGTTACCTCTAGGAAGAACTTCTTCTGGGAATACAAAGTTTTCATGTGGTTGGTCAACTGGTGCTAACCATGTACGAAGACCTTCATTCAAGAGAATATTCTTGGTGTAGAAGGTTTCAAACTCTGGATCTTCTGCTGCTCTAATTTCCTGACTTACAAAATCATAAGCACGTAAATTAAGAGCAAGGCCAATAATCCCGATACTACTGGTCCAAAGACCCATAACAGGAACAAATAACATAAAGAAATGAAGCCACCTCTTGTTACTAAAGGCGATACCGAAGATCTGTGACCAGAATCGGTTTGCTGTAACCATTGAGTAGGTTTCTTCTTCTTGCGTCGAATCGAATGCTTTGAAAGTATTTGCTTGTTCACCATCTTGATACAAGGTGTTCTCTACTGTAACACCATGAATCGCAGAAAGCAATGCACCACCCAGGATACCTGCAACACCCATCATATGGAAAGGGTTGAGTGTCCAGTTGTGAAAGCCTTGGAGGAACA